CTCATGGGGATCGCGTTGGCGGTGGAACGCCAGGCGAAGATCAACGCATCGGTGGGGGCCCACAAACGGGGCACGAAAACGCCAGCGCGCCCAGGCACCGGGCCAGCAGTCATCTCCGGCACGCTGCGCCGCTCGATCACCCACTCGCCAATCGTGTTCACGGGCGGCGGCTGGGAGACGAAAGTCGGCACCGGCGTCGGCTTCACCCCACCGCACGGGCGCACGCCGTCCAGTAGATACGGTCTCTACCTGGAGACCGGGCTGAAGAACGGCACGACCTATCCGTTCCTGCGGCCCGCGGTCGACTTCGGCCGACGTGTGGTCGCCCCTCAGCTGTACCAGTCCGTGTTCCGTCCCGGCTGGCCGCGCATCTGACTGTTGCTGCATCGCCTGTCCACCCCTTGAGTTTGAGAGGCGGTGGCGCGCGTGTCCGAGATCGCCGATCTGTATGCCGTCCTGCGTGCGGAGACTGCCCCGTTCACCCGGAACATGCGCGCTGCGTCCGAGGAAGGTGAGTCGTTCACGACTCGCATGGGCGGCGCGTCGCAGATGCTCCGCAAGCTCGGCGCGGCAACGACGCTGGTGGGCGTTGGTTTCCTCGCCTACGGCGTGAAGGCTGCCGGTGATTTCCAGCAGAAAATGAACCTTTTGGTGACCGCGTGCGGGGAGTCGTCGAAGAACCTGAAGCGGGTCTCGGACGGGGTCATGGGTCTGGCCCGGGAGACCGGCACCTCGACGGACCAGCTCGCCGAGGGCATGTACCAGGTCGAGAAGGCCGGCTACCGGTCGGCCGACGGTCTGAAGGTGCTGCGGGCGGCGGCGCAGGGTGCGCGTGAGGAGGGCGCGGACCTCAAGGACGTCACGAACGCCATGACGTCCGTGATGGCGTCGTACCACTTGAAGGCGAGCGACAGCGTCAGGGTGATGAACGCCCTCAAGACGGCTGCGGGCGAGGGCAAGATGACGATGCAGGAGTTTGCGGGCTCCCTGTCGACGGTCATTCCGATCGCCTCCGCCAACAAGATCAGTTTCGGTGAGGTCGGCGGTGCGATCGCCACCCTCACCCAGCACGGCACCAGCGCCCGCGAGGCGACGCAGGAACTGTCCAACACGATCCGGAACCTGGCCGCGCCGAACGCTGTCGCGATCCAGGAGATGCAGCGGTTCGGTCTCTCCTCGACGGACGTGTCCACCAAGTTGGGCAAGCGCGGGCTGACGGGCACTCTCCAGCTGCTGTCTCAGACGGTCCTGTCGCAGATGGGCAAGTCCGGCACGGTGCTGATGTCGGCGTTCAACACGAGCAAGCAGGCCGCGTCCGACGCCAACCTGATGATCGAAAAGATGCCGAAGAGCATCCAGAGCCTCGCCAAGTCGTACAGCACAGGAGCGGTTTCCCTCGGCGACTGGCGTAAGCAGCTCAAGGGCCTCCCGCCCGAGCAGGCCAACCTGCTGACGCAGTACGCGAACCTGATGAACCGCAGCCACGGCTTCAATGACGCCCTCAAAAAGGGCGGGCCGGCGGCGAAGACGTACACCGACGCGATCAAGCGGATGACCGGTGGCGCGACCGGCCTCAACACCACCTTGCAGCTGACGGGCGAGAACACCGACAAGTTCAAGGACCGCGTCCACAAGGTCTCCGACAGCTTCAACCACGCCAGCAAGGATGTTGAGGGCTGGAAGAGGACGCAGGCGTCGTTCAACGTGCAGATGGGCCGCCTGAAGGAGGCCGTGCAGACCGCGGCAATCACGATCGGGTCGAAACTGATCCCGGTCCTCCTCAAGATGCTCAACTTCTTCGAGAAGCACAAGACCGTCGCGATCGCTCTCGCCGGCATCATCGGGACGGTACTGACCGCCGCGGTGGTGTCGTTCGCGGCGAATGCGGTGGTCGGCGCGGTCAAGGGCGTCAGCGACCTCGCCAAGGGCCTCGGTGCTGCGGCGAAGGCTGTGCGGGCGTTCGCGTTGTCGGAGCAGGTCGCGGCGCTGGCCACGAAAATCTGGGCCGGGATCCAAGCCGTCTTCAACGCGATCATGGATGCGAATCCGATCGTCCTCATCGTCATCGGGATCATTGCGCTCGTCGCTGCGATCATCTACGCCTACAACCACTGCGCCCGGTTCCGGGCCATCGTCCAGGCAGCGTTCGCCGGAGTCCGCGAGGCCGCCGTGCAGCTGTGGCACATGCTGCAGACCGTCTGGGCGGGGATCGTCACCGGCGTCACCTGGCTGTGGCACCAGATCGTCCAGATCTGGAACAGCATCGTCAGCACCACCACCACGGTATGGAACGGCATCGCCGCGTTCTTCCAGAAATGGTGGCCGCTCCTCCTGGTCGTGTTCGCCACCCCGATCGCCCTGCTGATCGGCCTGTGGAACCGCACGCACACTGCGCTGGAGTCAACGGCACGCACAGTGTGGAACGGGCTCCTGGCGTTCTTCGGCGCCATCTGGACCGGCATCAAGGCGGCCGCCTCGGTCGTCTGGTCGCTGATCAAGGCGGCCGTCATCAACCCGATGGTGTCGGTCGGGCACGCCCTGGTGTCGCTGTGGAACACGGCGAAGGGCTGGCTCAGCGCAGCCTGGTCCGGGATCCGGTCTGTCGCGGCGAGCCTGTGGGGCCTGATCAAGGCTGCGATGGTCAACCCGATGGCGGCCGCCCTCAGGGCCATCTACGGCTACATGACCCAGGTCGGAACGGCCATCAGTTCCAAGCTGAGTTCGGCGTGGAACACGGCAAAAAGTTGGGGCAGCAAGTTCGTCTCGGTCGGTTCCAGCATCGTCCACGGCATCATCAGCGGCGTCACCGGCGCGGCCGGCTCGCTGTTCGGGTCGTTGAAGAGTCTGGCGGGCGACGCGTTGAGCGCGGCGAAGTCGGCTCTGCACATCAACTCGCCGTCGAAGCTGTTCGCCGACCACATCGGCGGCGGCATCACCGAGGGCATCGCCAAGGGCGTCACGGACACGGCCGGCAACGCGCATGCCGCGGTCCGGGGTGTCGCTCTCGGCATGGTCGCGGAGACGTCGAAAGCCCTCGGTATCGCCTCGCCATCGAAGGTGTTCAGGTCGCTGGGCATCTACGTCAACGAGGGTCTCGTTGACGGACTCACGGGCAGCATGGCGAGGGTGAAGGCGGCGACCCGCCGGATCGAGTCCTTGCTGCAGGAGACCTACAACCGGGTTGCTGATCTTCGGGGATCGAAGGGCGTCTCCAACAAGTGGGTGAACGCCCACGAGGCGACGATCCGGCACCTGGAGGACTACGCCAGGCGCGAGGACACGGTTCTTCGCGGGCTGGCGGCGAAGCGGGACTCCGTGGCCACGAAGATCAAGGCTGCCCAGAAGGCCCTCGCCGCGGTGCAGAAGCAGTGGTCCGACGAGGTCAAGAGCGTCGCCGACGGCGTCATGCAGGGCTTCAGCATCATCACCGACGCCCCGCAGGCAGGTTTCGCGTTGAGCGCGCAAGACGTGGTCAACAAGATGCGCGACCAGATGACCAAGGCCACCCAGTTCGCAGCCCAACTACAGGCACTGCAGAAGAAGGGCCTGTCGTCGGATCTGATCGCGCAGATCGCCGCGGCAGGCGTGGACCAGGGCGGGGCGACAGCAACCGCGCTGGCGAGTGCGTCGAAGTCGCAGATCGATCAGATCAACTCCCTGAACAAATCCACCAAGTCCGCGGCCACCAATGCGGGTAAGGCGGTCGCGGACTCGATGTACGGGTCGGGTATCAGGGCTGCTCAGGGCTTGGTGAAGGGTCTTCAGTCGCAAGAAAAGAAGATCGAAGCCCAAATGCTGAAGATCGCAAAGGCCATGCAGAAAGCCATTCGCAAGGCCCTCGGCATCAAAAGCCCCAGCACGGTGTTCGCGGAGATCGGCCAGTGGATTCCCCGCGGCCTCGCCAAGGGCGTCGAAGGCAGCGCACACCACGCAACCTCTGCCATCGGCTCCCTCGCCAGCTCCGTCGTCGACGCCGGGAAGTTCGCCGGCGCGGGGCTCGCCATGGCAGGCGGGGGCGGCGGCGTCCAGGTGGTGGAGCAGCACTTCCACTTCAACATCGAGGGCAACGTCCGCACGATCGACAGCCTCGCGAAGGACGTCGAGAAGGCGTTCCTGCAGCGTGGCATGCGTAATCCGACGACCTACCCCGCCTACAAGCGCTGATCCGAACCGAATATCGAGGGGCGCCGCCGGGCGCCAGACAAGGAGTGCCCGGTGGCGAAACTGGCGACGCTCATCGACGCGTTCACCGCCAACTCGATCAACACCTCTTTGTGGAACTCGATCACGGGCGGCGCCGCGGCCCTGGACCCGGTCAACGATCTCGTGGTGTTGACGGTGCCCACGGTCAGCGGGGCCACGAATACGTTCGGTACAACCCTGACGTTCGACGCGACGTCCAGCCAGATCTACGCGCAGGTCACCGTGCCCGCGAACGGCAACGGCGGCACGAAGGTCGCGTTCAAACTGCAGGTCGACGCCAACAACAGCGTGGCGATCCGCGTCGAGTCAGGGGTCTTCAAGGCCACCCTGCAGACCGCCGGAACCACGGCGCCCACCACGCTGCCCACCTACGACCCGCACCAGCATCGCTTCTGGCGGCTGCGGGAGACCGGCGGGTCGTGGTCAGCGGACACCTCCCCCGACGGGGTGACCTGGTCGACGCTGTGGACGAGCTCCTACAGCTGGGCCGCGTCGGCGACCGCGATGAGCTTCCTGTTCCAGACCAGCGCGAGCGTCACCGAGGCGGCGGGCAGCGTCGCAACGATCGAGAACGTCAACACGATGCTCGGCGGCCAGTACAACCCGAACTGGCCGCTCATCGACGACGGCTGGAGCGCGTTCTGGAACGCCAACTCCGGCACCATGCCCATCGACAGGTTCGTCGACGTCACCAACCGCACCCGCAACAGCGTGAACATCTCCCGTGGCCGCCAGTACGAACTCGACCAAGTCCGCTCCGGTGAGGCCAGCTTCACGCTGGCCAACACGGACGGTGTCCTCGATCCCCTCAACAGCAGCGGCCCGTACTACGGGCACATCCAGCCGTACCAGCCCTACAAGCGCCGCGCGCAGTGGCCGCCGACCCGCAATTTGTTGACTCAGGTTCAGGCGACGGGCGGTGACCTCGGCGGCTACTCGGCCGGGACGATCCCGGGCGGTGCGGGCGGCATCGACGTGTTCTCGCTGACGGACACTGGCGGCGG